TGGTTTGGCGATGATGTAACAAAGGTTAAAGGCTGCGAATTGCCAAATGCTGATTTATGGACGTTCGGCTTTCCTTGTCAAGATGTTAGTATTGCAGGGAAACAACAAGGAATTAAAAAAGGCACTCGTAGTGGTCTGTTTTTTGAAATTATGAGGTTGATCGATGAAAAAGAAAACAATAAACCCAGATGGCTTATCGCTGAAAATGTTAAAAACCTCCTTTCAATCGATGGCGGAAGAGGATTCCTTACAGTTATCAGTGAAATGGCCGAAAGGGGGTACACTGTCGAATGGTGTGTTTATAACTCCAAAGATTATGGTGTACCACAAAACAGAGAACGAGTGTATATTGTCGGATATCTTGGAGACACAGGTGGACGAAAGTTATTACCTGTCGCAAGAAAAAATAGCTCCACTATTAGTCAAATTGGGAATTTAAACAAAAGCAATGTGTTCAAGGATAACCCTCAAAGAGGACGAGTATACAGCACAAATGGTGTTAGTCCTACTTTGGTTACATGTAGCGGTGGCAATTTAGAACCTAAAATATTAGAAAGTAGGGTTCATTATAATAATCGAGTGTTTGACGAAACTGGTAACATGAGGACCTTAACAGCTACTGACTATAAACATGTTTCAAGAGTTGCTATAAAAAATGCTACAAAGCAAGGGTATTTACTGGCAGAAGTTGGTGATGGCATAGATCTAGCTTATCCTGAAAGCAAGCTGCGTAGAGGTAGGGTGCAACCACAAAGTACAAACACCCTCATGACAAGTGATACATTAGGGGTTTTGGTAAACAAAACCCCTATACAAATTAGAAAGTTAACACCAAAAGAATGTTGGCGTCTGCAAGGTTTTACAGACGAACAATATAACAAGGCTGCTGCTATAAACAGCAAAAGTAGATTGTATAAACAGGCAGGGAATGCAGTAACAGTTAATGTTGTACAAGCTATAGGCGAGCATATTATGAAAGGACTTTAAACATGAATAAGAACGAAAATGAATTTGAACAAGTAACAGGTTATCATGACGCAATTATGCCAACACGTAAGACGGAATTTTCTGCAGGTTATGATCTTGCATGTTATCATTCCGGCAGTGTTAAACCAGGCGAAGTGAAACTCCTTGAAACTGGGGTCAAGTGCAAGGTGAACCCAGACGAATATATCCAACTGCACTTACGTTCTAGTGTAGGCATTAAAAATAGTGTTATGTTAGCCAATGGCACAGGTATTATCGATGCTGATTACTATAACAATGAAACTAACGAGGGTCATATTATGATACCTATTCGTAACATTGGCACTACACCATTTGAATATAAGGCAGGCGATAACTTGGCTCAGCTTGTGTTTATGCCTTATCGAGTTACAAGCCGTGATAATGCAACTGCAAAACGTACTGGTGGTTTTGGTAGTACTAATAAATAAAGGTGGTGTTAGCATGGATAAAAAGTCATTCGGTTATATTATCGGAAATATGGGCGAGAATGATGTGCTCGATATAGTTGATATGGAAAACGGAAACCATTACAAGGTTGATAGTGCTACATATCATCAAGACTTTAAACAAAATAAAAATGTGGTTACGTTTTATATAAAGGTAGACGAAAAATGGAAGAAACTCGGAACCTCACCATTGAGGAAATAATCAAAATTGCTAGTGAGGCAGCCATTGAAAAGTATAAACAAATGGAGGCTGACAAGTGCGAGCAGGAACGAGAAAAGGCTCGAAAGAACACTAAAAGACTTCTGAAAGGTTACAAGGAACTCAAAGAACATTGCGAGCATGCAGTCGCTAGTGTAGAAAATAGCGTTCCGAGTGATCTACAAATAGTACTCAATGAAGTGTTTAACCGCCGAGGACTGTTAAAGGTTGAGGCGATAGCAGCTAGTAAAAGGCGGACAGAGTTAATCATAGAACATATCGATGCTATGTTGGCGGTATATAAAACTCAATGCGAGCATAGGGAAGTTCCATATTTTGAGATTTTAATCGACTTTTATGTAAATTCTGTACCGGTCGAAGATATAGCTATTGCAAAAAACGTTTCTGAAAGAACTGTTTACAACTACCTTGAAAGGGCAGAGAAAGACGTAAGCATACTACTTTGGGGCGTTCAAGCAGCTTAACGTAAACTTGCAAAAACATTTCATTTACTTTTCAGTTTACATATAGTAAACTATTAGTGTCGAAAAATGTTCATTCTCCTAGGCATTTCAAATCACTCTTTTCGACGACACGCATATACTGAACATTTAACTATCTACGAAAAAGGCTCAGACTTACGGATTTCTCTCCCTGTATGTCTGAGCTTTTTTTGTTATGTAATGAGGGGCACAAAATGACAACAATAAAATGTAAGGCATTACAGTGCCTTAATAACAGGAAAGGCAAGTGCATGGCAAACTTTATCGTCATAGATAAATATTGTCGTGCTTTTTTTACGTCCAGTAATGCGAGCCGTTATGAGGGGTGCATAATGAAAAAGGAGCATAATCGTTATAAGAGTAGCAAAAGGAGTGTACTAAAATGAATATAGTCGAACTGGCTTTAAGCGATATAAAGCCATATGAAAATAACCCACGCTATAATGATGAGGCTGCAACGTATGTTGCTGAAAGTATCGACCGTTTTGGGTTTAAAATTCCAATTATAGTTGATAAAGATTACGTTATTATTGCAGGGCATACTCGTTATAAGGCTGCACATATTTTGGGACTTGTTACAGTTCCATGTATCATTGCAGATGATCTTGACGAAAAACAAGTAAAAGCATATCGAATTGCAGACAATCGCATGGCTGAGTTGAGCGAATGGAACTTCGATAAATACAATGAAGAAGTTCAAAAAATGCTTAATAGTGGCATGCTTGACGACATTGAACTATTCGACCTTTTCTGTAAAGAGGAGGACATCAGTTCGGATATGTTCGACTTGGGAGCGTTAGGTGTATATCGATTAACCATTGAAACTGATATTGATGAAGATATAGAGAAAATCAAAGAAATTACATCTAAATATGAGGGCACGGAGGTCAAAGTAAATGGACATTAAAATATTGGATATTCATTCCATTAAACCTTACGAGAATAACCCTCGAAATCATGATAAAAATATTGAGGAATTAGCGGAAAGCATTAAGACGTTCGGTTTTAAAAACCCTATTCTAATTAATGCCGATAATGTTATTATTGCCGGTCATGGCCGTTATGCTGCGGCTAAAAAGTTAGGACTTAAAGAAGTACCTTGCATTTATGCTAATGATCTTAACGAGGAAGATTGCAATTTATTTAGAATTGTCGAAAACGAGTCTAGTGCAAAAGCTAACTGGGACATTGATAAATTAATTGAAGAAATTAACGACTGCGATGATGTATTCACCGGCTTTAAATACAAAGAGTTGGAGGCATTAGGCGAAAAACTTGTCGAGGAGGCAAAGGCCATTAACGAAAGTTTAGACGAGAAGTTAAAAGAAAAAGAAAAAGCAAAATATAAAATAACTGTTGTAGTTAATCAACATGAAATATCTAAAGAATTATACGATAAGATAAAAGAGGGAATTTCAGAAAGTGCTACAATCAAAACAAATTATTGAAAAAGATACGACTATCTATGTCATAACACATGGTAGGCCAAACCCTAAAGACAGACCAACAACATGGTGGTTAGAGGAGGCAGGCCTACCTTTTAAATTTGTTATGAATGAAAAGCAAGTCGATAGCTATTTGAGTGCAGGCGTAAGTGAAAGTCAAATCGTCTCCGTATCAGATGAATGGGAGGACGAATATTTCGAAAAGCATAAAACGTACCCTGTTCCATTTCATGGTGCTATCTGCAATCGTCAAATGTGTTTAGAGGACGCCAAAAAGAATGGCAAAAAATATGCTTACCAATTAGATGATAACATTGTGATCTTTGGTGCAGGCAAAGTCCATACTACTGGCAAGACCAAAGAATATTATGCTAGAAACATATTACCTAAAGTGTTTGAGCATTTATATCGTATGTGTGAATGTACGAACATAGGATATATGGGTATTGTATTAGGTGCTACACCTACCGTAGAAAAGAAAATTTTAAGAAATGGCTATGCTTACAGTTGCTTTATTGAAAATGTAGAGGCTGACATAAAGTGGCGAGGACCATTTGATGATGATGTACTTCATAATTTAGACTTCAATCATAGTGGTACATATACAAATGCAGTATTAAGTGCTTACCACTACACAAAGGAAAGTAAGAGCAATACTGGCATGCGTGCTGCATATGATAAATGGGGGCATATTCGACCTATTGCAACAAGTCAGATATATCCGGACCATGTTCAATGTGGTCTTGCAACAAAATCTAATGGGCAGCATATGAGGTTCTATCATAAATTAAAGCCACCTCATAGAAACGTTAGAATTAAAGACGAGGCCGCTTTTAAAGAGTTGATACATGATATACGAGAAACACAGTTACAATGGATAAAATACAATAAGGAGGTGCGAAACAGTGGCTAAAATGGGTCGGCCAAGGGCTGAAATAGACAAGAAAGAGTTCGAGGGCTTATGTGGTTTACAATGCACCTACGAAGAGGTGTGCGACTGGTTTGGGGTTACTCAAAAGACTTTGAACGCATGGTGTAGACGAACATATGGTAAAACTTTCTCCCATGTTTTTCGTGAAAAGAGGGGCAAAGGCAAGATAAGTTTACGACGTATGCAATGGCAACTTGCAGAAAAGTCTCCGGCTATGGCAATCTTTTTAGGAAAGAACTTCCTAGGCCAATCTGATAAGACGGAAATGGAAGTCAATACGACTGTTCAAAGCAACCCACTTGACGGTGTTACAACTGAGGAACTCAAAAAGCTAATAGACAAAGAGGGGTGAGGCTATGAAACTCACACCGGAACTCATGCAGCAATTCAAATATGAATTAGCAAGGCGTGAGTTTTTTTATTATTGCCATTTACAAGCACCGGACTTTTACAGGAAAGACAGAGACTACCTCGTTGAACTATGCAATACGTTGCAAGAGTTTTATGAAGATCCAGACACTAAAGTCTTAATCATGAACATGCCACCTCGACATGGTAAAAGCCGTACGGCTCAGATGGCAGTTAAATGGATATTAGGCAAAAACCCTATCGAAAAGATTATGACTGGTTCGTATAATACAACCCTATCCACTACCTTTGCGAAGAATGTTCGTAATGATATTCAAGAAGTAAAGGCAGACGCAAATAGGGTTGTATATACGGATATATTCCCTAACGTACGTATTAAACGTGGCGATGCCTCTATGGATATGTGGTCGTTAGAGGGCGGTTATAACAGTTATCTAGCTACATCTCCAAGCGGTACTGCTACAGGTTTTGGTGCCTCTATTCTGATTATTGACGATATTATCAAGAATGCAGAAGAGGCTTACAACGAAAATACTAAGGCGAAACACTGGGACTGGTTCACGAACACTATGCTTTCTCGTTTAGAGGAGGGCGGCAAGATAATTATCATCATGACACGTTGGGCGTCTGATGATCTAGCCGGTAGGGCAATAGAACACTTTGGAGATAAAGCAAAGGTTATTACCATGAAAGCCTTACAAGACGATGGCACTATGCTATGCGACGATGTACTTTCTTATGAAAGCTACAAAGAAAAGTGCAGGGCTATGGGTGAGGATATAGCCAGTGCGAACTATCAACAAATACCTATCGACTTAAAAGGTTGCTTATATTCAAATCTTAAAACGTATGAACATATCCCTACTGGTGCTGACGGCACTCCGTTATTTACTCAAATAAAGAACTACACCGATACTGCTGATACTGGCGACGACTGGTTAGCCAGTATCACATACGGCGTATACAACAAAGAAGCCTATATTCTGGACGTTGTATATTCAAAGGCTAGTATGGAATATACGGAGCCTGAGGTTGCCGATATGCTGTATCGTAACGCGGTTAATATTGCCGATATAGAAAGCAATAACGGCGGCCGAGGGTTCGCTCGTCAGGTGATCCAACGCCTACGCGATACGTATGGCAGCAATTACACGAAGGTGGTTCCGTTCCACCAATCAAAAAACAAGCAAGCCCGGATCCTATCTAATGCGACCTGGGTTATGGATCATATTTACTTCCCTGTAAATTGGGCTGACAGATGGCCTGAATTTTACAAAGCCATTACACGTTATCAACGTGAGGGCAAGAACGAACATGACGATGCTCCGGATGCATTAACTGGCGTCGCTGAGAAATTAACGGCACCAGATTACAAAGCAACAAGAATTAATATTTATTAGGAGGCTTATTACATGGCTATATTAACCAATGCTCGTGATGGCGAATATGAGTTGCTGCATGACGCTTATTACGGCACAGGCATGTTTGCAGCTGGTGGTGCATTACAAAAACACCCTAGGGAAAGTGCTGCAAATTATACTTTTAGACAACAATTATCTTATTACCTAAATCATACTGCACCTATCATCAATGCATGTGTAGATCCGATATTCAAAGATACTATTTCACGTGATTATAATGAAAGCGAATTATTCGAAACATTCCTTAATGATGTGGATAGATTAGGCACTACACTTCAAGAGTTTATGCGTTATAATGCCACGCAAGCAAAAGTGTATGGCGTTATGTATATTTTAGTCGATAACGTATCTGAAATAGGTGAAACAGTTGCCGACCAAGTAAATAATAGGCAGCTACCTTATTTGGTTGCTATTGAGCCAAAAAGCGTATATAAATGGCTTACAAATGACATTGGCGAACTTGAATTTTTTGCTTATACATCTACAGTCTTTGATGATGATGGGCAAGCCAAAACCCAGTACCATGAATGGACACGAACATCTTGGACATTGAAGAATGATGAGCAAAAAGTCATTGCTACTGGTGAGCATAATCTTGGCAGGGTTCCTGTTGTTCAATGGTTTGGTCGTTCATCTCGTAAGATTGATATTTTACCTCCGCCGGAATACTTGGCTATCGCTAGGACAAATCATCAAGTGTATCATCTATGCTCGCTATTAACTCAAATACTTAATATGCAGACTTTTAGTACATTGACATTACCTGACAATGGGCAAGGGGCTGACGATATTACAATAGGTACAAATAATGTATTGTTGTATCCGGCAGAAAGTAGTCATGCACCAGCTTATATTGCACCAGATAGAGGACCGGCAGAGATTATCATGAGCGTTATTAAAATGCTTGTCGATGATATGTATCGCCTATCCGGTGTTAATTCTGTTATAGGTGTACAGGAGGCAAAAAGCGGTGTGGCTAAGCAATGGGACTTTGAACGTACCAACCAACGCTTGGCAGATTTTTCCGTACAATGTGAAAGTGCGGAAAAGGACATTATTGAATTGTTTGAATTATGGACAAATACGAATGTCGATTACAAATGCGACTATCCTCGTGAATTCAAAATTAATGATATTACAGATAGCCTTGCACAATCTCAGGCCGTGTTAGATCTTGGACTTGGCAGCAACACTCTTAAAGTTGAAACAGGCAAAAAGGTATTGGACAGTTACATGCCTAACATTGAGCCTGAAACGTTCGATGAAATTGTTGCCGAAATTGAAGAAAGCGTTCAAAGGCAAGAGCAAGACGAAACATATCATAATAACAATGATGATGAAGTAGAGGGTGGTGCAGAAGATGAGGACGCAACGAGAGATAAACAAGGCAATAGATAGTTTTGAGCAAGAAGTCAAAGTACAGTTGACACTAGGGCTTAAACCTAATGAGGCCGTTAGAAATGCATATGCGAAATACCCTATTATGGATATGATGAAAGCTACCTTACAGGCGGAATTAGTTAATACTTTTATGGCAGGGTATGGTGATAATGTTCCATACTCCGCTAAAAGTATTTCACAAGCTATGTCTGATAGTTGGGCGAGTGATGATCTTACACTTTCTAAACGTTTATATAGACGGTCAAGCACTATACGTAATGAAGTGGCTGACACTATCAAGCAAGCATTGAAAACAAATAAAACTGTAAAAGGGTTAGCAAAGTCAATCTTCGACGGCTATGGTAAGGGCGGTATTATCCCAGAAGCTAGCATACCGAAGTTCCTACGCAAGCTATCCGATATAAATATAAGTGGTGAGGCTACTCCAGAGGCTAAGCGTAAGCAACGTGAATTGCTGCGTAGTGTTAAAGGAAAAATAGCAAGGCTCGATACTCCTTATGTTAGGGCTGCATATAATGAAGTAGCTGCAGCCGTTGATGATGGCAACGAAGTTAGATTGCAGAAAGCTATCTACACAGCTACACAAGAAAAAGCACGTTATCATGCTGAGCGTATAGCACGAACTGAAAATGCAAGGGCTTATGCTGACGGCCAAATGAACAGATATTTAGACGATGAGGACGTGGTCGCTTTTCAATGGAAGTTATCCGCTAATCATCCAAGATATGACATATGCGACTTTTATGCTAATGCAGATTTATATGGACTTGGCAAAGGGGTTTATCCTAAAGACAAGTTCCCTAACCTGCCAGCACATCCGCATTGTATGTGTCATATTAAGCCAATGACTGAGCTCGATATTGATATTAATAAAAGACATAATAACTTTGAACAGTCAGGACTAGAATATATCAAATCTTTATCTAAGCAACATCAAGAAGTGTTGCTCGGCGTGAATGGTCGTGAACAGGTACTAACTGGCAAAGCTGACTGGCAAAAAGTTGCTAAGGGGTGGACGTCAGAAGTTTATGAGCCTAGAAAACCAAAATAAATATTGTTAATGAGTGCCATATTATGTGTGATAGTATGGCACTTTTTATATTGGTGTAATTAGGCGGAGGCCTATTACATATATTTTTCTCATGTTATATACGGAGGTTACAACATGAACATCGCAGAAGTTTATCAAGCACTCGAACAGTTGGAGAACGGTCAAGATCTTATCACCGCTATTAAGGGGGAGACGTCTCGTCTTAATAATGAGGCTAAGACAACACGTGAAAAACTACAACAACAAATCACGGAGTTAACCGGTGAACGTGATACGTTAACAACTCGTGTTACCGAATTGGAACAGGAGGCAGGGGCCAATAATGGTGCTAATTCTCCGGAATATAAAACACTCGAAAAGCAATTAAAAGCTATGAGTGAAAAGTTCGAGCTTGCTGAAACTAAGGCAAAAGAGGCTGAGGCAAAGCGTATTCAATCTGAGATTATGGCACAGACACTTGACGCCTTTACTAAGGCAAATGCGGTAGATCCGCAAGAGTTTGCAAGATTGGTTGCCAATGACATCAAAGTACAAGACGATGGCACTTATGGCTATTTAAAAGAGGACGGCACAGTAGGAACTATCCAAGACCGTACCAATGAATGGCTACAAGGCAAAGCTTGGGCAGTAAAGGCTACTGGCAATGTCGGTAGTGGACAAGGTGGCACAGGTAGCGGTGGCGATACCGTCTTGAATGAATTCGCAGCAGCAGCAGGTGTAAAACTTTAATTATTTAATTATGGAGGTCATTAACAATGGCGATTAACACACTTCAATATTCTCAACAGTTCCAAACTGTACTTGACGCTCAAATGTTGGCAAGTGCAACTTCCGCTTTTATGGAGGCTAACGCAGGCCAAGTCAAATATGACGGTGGTGATACTGTACATATTCCTGAAATTAGCATGCAAGGTCTTGCGAAGTACGACCGTGATGAGGGCTTTAACCAAGGTTCCGTTACTTTGAAATTTAACCCTTACAAAATGACTCAAGACCGTGGTCGTACATTCCAACTTGACTCTATGGACGTTAACGAAACTAACTTCGTTGCGACTGCCGGCACTGTAATGGGCGAATTCCAACGTACACAAGTTATTCCGGAAATTGATTCCTATCGTTATTCCAAAATTGCTGCGTTAGCAACTGCAGAAAATAAAGTTACTACTGGCTTTACTCCAGCCGTTGCCACTATCTTGGAAAAGTTAGAGGCTGAAATTACAGAAATTCAAGACGTTGTAGGCGAGGACGAGGGCTTAATTGTTGTTATGTCCACCAAATTGCGTACTATCTTGAATAACGCAGATAAATTCAATCGTTATTTGAATGTTGCCGAATTCAAAAATGGATCTATCAATACGACTGTTAAATCTTTCAATGATATTCCTATTTTGGGTGTACCATCTGCACGTATGAAAACTGCTTACGTATTCAATGACGGTAAAACAGCTAACCAACAAGCCGGTGGCTTTAAAGCTGATACAGCTGCAAAGGACATTAACTGGATCATTATGCCGCAACGTGCCCCTATTGCAGTATCTAAAACAGATAAAGTACGTGTATTCACTCCTGACGTTAACCAAAAGGCAGACGCATGGAAAATCGATTATCGTAAATATCATGATCTTTGGATTCCTAAAAACCGCTTTGCCGCAATTCGTGTTAATACTGGTGCATAATTAAGGGGTGTTTTTAAATGACAAGACTTGTACGTATGAATGAAGTTCAATACGTAGAAACTGAATACGATATTGAGCGTTTACAGTCCGAGGGCTTTGCAGTTGAGGAGTTGGAAACAGAACCAACTGACGATACTGAGGACACAGAAGAAAAGCCAAAACGTGGTGGCCGTAAGAAAGCTGAGGCGTAATCATGTTACCTGCTGAGGTGTTCGAGCGACGGTTGAGACAGGCCGTTAAATCGAGCACCTTTATGGTGCAAGATGAGGCACAAGCAAGACATAATTTTATATCTAGGACATCTCAGTTGGAACGTGCTATTGATACACGGTTCGACTTTGATAATGGCAATAATGTTGGGGTTGTATATCTTGATGATAAGGCTGCACCTTATGGGGTGTTTGTCCATGAGGGTACACGAGCTCATATTATTCGTCCTAGGACAAAAAGCGTTTTGCGATGGGCACCTATGGCCGGTAATGGTTTTATATTTTCTAAAGAGGTTCACCATCCAGGCACTAAATCTGATCCATTCTTATATGACGCTATTAATCGCAAGCGTGGCGATGTATATGCTACATTCGCAAAGGCTACGAACATGGCACTTGAAGATATAAGCGGAAGTGATTGGCTTGGAAAGGCAGACCATGAAATTAGAATTCGATTATAGGGGGCTCAATGTTATACGACTACACGGAAATGCAGTTCACCGATGAGCTATTAGGCAAAGAGGTACTGCAACAACATGTCGAACGTGCCGAGCAAGGTTTATACGCATTCGCTAAGCGGTTAGGGGTTCCACAGAATGATGTTATTAGGGGCTATCTAGCAGACGAGCTAGTACAACTATATACATATCGTTTCGTATGCTTTGACAAGGCTTATGCGTTGCCTGGTGCTTATACTAGGGACGGTTCGACTGACGATTTCTACAGTAAGAAATTATTATATCTTGATGAACGCATTAAGATTTTAGAAAAGCAGATAACTCCGGAAGATTTAACAGGCGATGCGAAGAAATATGCTCGTTATCGTACCGTTGAAATATACAGGGGGTAGTATGTGGCTAGAATTAATGCAACATATTAAATCTACTATCGAGAATAGCGGTGCTGCATTTAATGTCATGCTAGGTGCTATGCGACCACAGGCAGCAAAGATTGACGAGAATGGCGTTATTATGGTTATTCGTGGGGAAACTACAAGGGGTGATAACTCCATTCAGTCTGAATTGCAACAAGAACTTTATATCGAGGTTTGGGGACGCAATGACAACCCTGACTTGGAAGTCGGTTACGAAGTTATTGCTAATTTCGAGGATAAGTTCGAGGCAATTATTAATGATCTACGCAAACGATGTGGTGAATTAGACGAAGAGGCATGCATATTGCAGTCTAATGGCTATCAAATCATAGATTTAGTATGTACAAATAAAACTGGCGACCATGACAGTGTACGGCCTTTAATAGGTACTCAATATCGCTTTATGGTTCGCCTTATTGATTTAAAAGAAGAAACTAACGGAGGTATATTCTAATGCCAGCTCAACCAGCTACAGCAAAAAAACTTTATAAACCGCAACAGGCTGCAATGCCTACTGC